AGTCAGAAGAACATGCTACGGTTTTTCCCTGAAACAGTTCCAGAGCAGAACGGTGCTGGTCATTTTGTGTACAAGCACCAGAACGGAGCAATACTGGAGGACAAGTTCTATTGTCAGAGAATGGACATTGGTAGTTACAAGGACTACAATTGTACAGGACCTGGCTATGAATACACCATGTCACAAGACACTTTTAGTGGATTGTGCATGGGTGTCCTCATCAGTTGTGGAAAGACACCAGTGATACTTGGATTCCACTTTGCAGGAAGTAGTTCAAACAGGAGGAAGGGCCATGCCCAGATAGTTACTCGTCAAGAGGTTGAGAGTACTATTTTGAGTATGCTTGATGATCCTGATAGCTACATTGCAGAGGTGCCAAGTGCGACATACCCTGTGATCAATGCACCAGAACAAGGCATTTTCCAGAATGGCAAGATTCATGCGAAGAGCCCAGTGCATTTCTTAGAGAAAGGCACGTTGTTAGTGTACGGAGATCACACGGGACATCTAACGTCATACAGAAGCGATGTGGAAAACACTCCCATTGCTGAGACTGTAGCAAGAGTGTGTTCTAGCCCGGTTGCGTTCGGGCCACCAAAGAACATGTCAAACTATAAACCAAAGTATGATGAGTTAGTGAAGATCACAAACACATGTGAGCTGCCATGGGAGGCAGTGGCGTGGGCAATGAAGGATTTTCACAACAAGATACGTGAAGCACTGAAGGACAAGGATCATTTGAAGCCGAAGGTTTGCAAGATCGATGAAGATGTAAATCTTAGTGGACTTGATGGTGTTCGCGGCATTGATCCAATCAATGTCAATAGCAGCATGGGGTTTCCTTACAATGAGAGTAAGAAGAAACACGTGCGTGTTAGTGAGAGAGTTGTTCCTGGTATATCGGTGGTCAGAGAAGTTGACCAGATACATTGGGACAGAGTCAAGGAGATGGAGCAGACCCTGTTAAGAGGGGAGCGTGTATATCCTGTCACCAAGGCCCATTTGAAAGATGAGCCAAAGAAGATTGATTCAGAAAAAGTGAGAGTGTTTTACGGAACACCCTTTGCTTTTCTGCTTTTGGTGAGGAAATACTTCTTGACAATAGCCAAGTTCTACATGGACAACCCAAGCATATTCGAGACAACAGTTGGAATGAATGTGTTTGGTCCTGAGTGGAACAC